TCACTTGGCAGCGAAGAGTACCGTATCGCTATCCGTAACTTTTGGCGCGGCACGCTGCGCTCAACTATGCGCCGGATCGCAGGTGCCTTGTCGCTTAAAATGAAGGATATGCTAGGTGATGGTTACTACCTAGAGTTTGACCTGTCAGACATCGAATACCTGTCTGACGATGAATCAATAAAAGCCGACACGGCCACCAAAATGCTTTCTGTTCATACCGTGAACGAAGTTAGGGCTAAGGTATACGATTTGCCGCCACTACCAAACGGCGACACAACTCCAGGAGCGCAGCCAGGGTTCGGTATGTTGCCTAGTCTGCCAGCGGTTGGCAGCAGCGATGTTGCGCCGGAAGCTGAAACCAACCAAGTTACCACGCCAACGCAGTCGCTTAACGGCGCACAAGTTTCCTCACTTATGGAAATCGTCGCGGCGTTTAACCGTGGGGAGTTAACCAGAGAGTCGGCACTTAATTTAATTCGCGTTTCATTCGCACTATCTGAGGATGATGCCGCCTCTATCCTTGGCCCTAAACTTGATCTGCCAGAAATAGCTCCAACGGAAATGGCGCTACCAGACAACACCAAGGCGATTGAGCGAGCAGACAGCTTCCTCAAGTCTAACGGCGGCAAGTGGTGGGAGGATCGCCAGCGTATTGAGAGAGAAGCGGTAGACCCTGCGCAGGAAAAAATGGTGGTAGGTGTTGCGGCGATCTTAAAGGCGCAGGCGCTCAAGGCTGCGGCGGCATTTAAGAAGTCGCAGAAATCATACTCGGTAAAGGCTGATGACAAAATATCTCAGAGCGAGTTGCGCAAACGGATCGCCGCAGCTCTCGATGAGTTAGAGGACGACTACTTAAACCTATATGTCGATGCCTTGAAAGCGGTTGTGGAAGCGGGTTATAGTACAGCTCTAACCCTACCTTTCGGACTGCCTAATCAGGATGCGCTTAATGTTCTTAGAGATCGCAATGCAGCTAGACGCTTTTCTATTCTTGAAGCTCGCGGGCTTGATAGTTTTGCTTATGTCGGTAAGACAACAACCGACGATATTATGGCGACGATAGCCAAGGGTACTGCTAACTCGGATTCAATTAACGACATAGCAAAGGCCATTGTTGAAACCGTCGCAGGTAATGGCGAAGAGTTATCACTTGGCAGGGCTGCGCGTATTGCCCGCACCGAGACGCTGACGGCCTCATCATTCGGACAAGCTGCAGCCATGAAGGACGCGGAGCGTGCGACTGGCGAGAAGTTTTATAAGATGTGGATTACTGCGAATGACGAACGCGTGCGCGGGAACCCTGGCGGACTTTATAAGAAATCAGAGTTTAATCATTTTGAGTTGCACGGCGAATATTTAGAATCATCTGAAAGATTTAAAAACGGGCTACTCTATCCGCGTGAACCAGGCGGCCAGCCTGGTAACGTAATTAATTGCAGGTGTGGCCTTATAATGGTTCCAGAGAGCGAAAAAGATCGTTTAGATAATTGGAAATCCGAATTAAGAAGCGAGGCATAACATGGATAAGTTAGCACTGGTAGCACGGTTTAAGTCGAGCGAGGGAACGCGCAACGGCGTAATCATTGAGGGGTGGGCGAACAAAGCGGTGGTAGACCGTGGCGGCGACCTGATTAAAAAAGAAGCGTGGAACCTAGACAACTTCCACAAGAACGCGATGATCCTCTATAACCACGACCGCGACAAGCCGATCGGCAAAGCACTGGCGGTTGAGGCTAAAGACGACGGGCTTTATATCAAGGCTCGGATCAGCGGCTCAAGTGACCCTGAGATTACTAAGATTCGCGACCTCATCAAAGAGGGCATACTCAACACCTTCTCGGTTGGTTTCGACTGTAAGCGCCAAGAGAAATCTTCCGACGGCGTGACCGAGATAAAAGAAGCCGAGCTGTTCGAGGTTTCGGTGGTAACATTGCCCATGAATCAGGACAGCACTTTTAGCGTTGCAAAAAAACTAGACGATGTGAGGACTGCAGCTATGGATTACGCGGTAAAGATGGATGAGGAAAAAGAGCCGGTAGAAGCACCCGCCGAGGAAGCACCAGTAGAGGAAGCTCCTTCCGAGGACGCGCCGGAAGAAGAAGTTAAAGGCGAACACGCCGACCTAGTGGCGGCATACGAGGCAGACGTTGAGGCAACCATGACTGGCGAGGGTAATCCCGCAGCGTGGGTTGCCGACGAAGAACTGTGGGCTAAGGCAAAAGAAGTCAGCCAAGCAGCTCTCGGCGAGTTGAACTATGGCTTTATCACTTGGTACTACCTGACGCATGGCGGAACTAAAAAAGGCATGTGTGAGGATAAGCCAACAGAGAAAAGCATTGAAACAAAAGAAATGGATGTTAATGCACACCTAGAACAAGCTAGGCAAACTAATGTCCTTCTTGGTACACTCATTAACGAGATTCAAAAAATAGGTGCATCTATTGCCGGTACAGCAGTACCAGCTCCCGACGCTGACAGCGAGCCGACTGTCGAGGTTGAGGTTGAAACGGAAGCGCCCGAAGTTGAAAGCGAATCCGAGTCAGAGACAGATAAAGAAGTTGCAAAACTCATGGCTACCGCCAGAGAATATTTTAAACATATCGACGGAAAATTAAAAACCGTAGGGGTGTAAACGTGGAATTAAAAGAATTAGTTGACGGAATGGAAACGCTTAAGGCTCGTGCTGATGAGGCAGAGGCTAAAGTTAAAACATTAGAATCTGAAAAAGCAAAATTACTTAAGGGAGTAGGTAACATGACGACTGCAGGACAAAGCTACACTTCTGATGAACAAAAAGCACTTAGAGCGTTTGGCGTTTCAAGCGTTAAAGATTTGCTTTCAGTAAACACTGGAGCTTCACGCTTCAAAAGCGTTTCACCAGAATTAAAGCACACCGTACTTGAGCTAAAACGCTCGGTTGATATTGCTCGCCAGACGGCACAAATTTTTAGAGGTGATGCGCAAGACCACTTCGGCGCAACCGATTCAAGCGACCGCATCGCTCGCGTTAAGGGCATGCTTGATACTCGCTACGGACGCGAAGAACTAGCTCCTCGCCTCAAGGCTTTTGGTTCTACCGTTGTTGGTCAGGGCGATGAATGGGTTCCACAACTTTTGGCCTCCACATATATCGACGAACTAGAATTGGATTTCGCTCTTGAGAGCAAATTCAAGTCTGTAACTATGCCAAGCAACCCATTCAAACTTCCAGTAAAGACTGGCGTGACCAAAGCTCGCTTAGTGGCTGAGGGCGCGCAGATGACTTCCGCGAATTTTTCGACTACCGACCTCACGCTAACAGCCAAAAAGTTCAGTGAATACAGTATCTTACCAGAAGAATTGGCTGAGGACTCTGCGCCTGATATTCTCGCGGCTGTAAAAGAAGAAGTTGTTCGCGCACAAATCCGCGCAGTAGAGGCTGCACTTTTGAACGGCGATGATGACGGCACGCATATCGACTCCGACACTCAAGCTGCTGGCGCTGACGTTGCTGAAAAAGCTTGGAAAGGTTTACGCCGCCAAGCTATCGCTAACTCCGCAGGTGGAGGAACATTGTCATTCGCAGGTTCCGTTTCTATTACTTTATTGCGCCAGATGAGAGCGCAAATGAAAAAATTTGGCGTAAACCCAATGGACTTGATGTGGATTGTTGGGCCAAGCGTTTACAGCCAATTGGTTGCGCTGCCAGAAGTTTTGACCCAAGATAAGTACGGTGCTTCTGCGACAATTTTCTCAGGAGAATTGGCGAAGGCTTTGGGTATTCCTGTTTACGTTTCCCAGTACATGCGTGAAGATCTTAACGCTACTGGTGTTTACGATGGAACCACAACCACCAAAGGCGGTATCTTGCTCGTTAACAAGTCACGCTGGTATGTTGGTACCCGTCGCCCAATCGTGACAAAGGTAATGCAAGACTTGCCAAGCTACGATCGCTGGTTGATGGCTTCTTACCAACGTAAAGACTTCGTAGGCCACGCGCAGTCTGCATCAGAAGCTTCCGTTGTTTACGGTTACAATATCACGCTCTAATTTGATTTAGGTCTGATAGAATGGGCGGGCGGGGAAACTTGCTCGCCCATTTTTAATAAGGGTGGTTTATGGCTGACGCTAGGATATTTAGGCTAGGGCTGTATGAAGGGCTGGTCGTATTGCCAGTTGAAACGAGGATGGCGGGCACGTACCGCGTAAACCTTGGTGCGCCTGCTGGTAACTCGTTACTGAGTACGGTTTTCGTAAAGTCGGCGTCAGGCTCATTGGACATAAAGTATTACGACAGTGGCCCAGGTGACGGCACGTTGCCAGGGGAGTTAATCGACCTTGGCGGGCATAGCACTTTTTCTAGTGCGCCACAATCGGAGCGGGTGATTATTACCCGTATCAGTAACAAGCCTTTCATCGAGTATACGGTGACGGGCATGGTTGAGTTTGGTTTACATATAACCGTTGTTGCCGACTTCCCCAATGAAGCGCCATTTCTTGACGGCGACCAGTCGGATTTGACGCGGGATAAAGGGCAGCCTATGGTTGTCCTCGATGACAGTGACGGTAAATTCTATTTAGCACGCGGCTCTAAAGGCGTGCTTTCAACTGCCCAACAAAACTTTGTTACAAATTTGACAAGGGCGACAGCGACGACAACGTGGGTTGAGTATACCGACTTAGTTGGTGCTATGATTGAGGTTGATGTCGATAACGCAACAAGCAGACGCCTATGGGTTGCTCTTAATAACGCTGGTACTAACTACACAGTGTTAGCTCCAGGTGATAGCATAGAGGTTGATTTGTTGCCGCCTGGTAGTGTTTGGATCCGGTCGGCTAGTAGCACGGTAAACTATTCTATCTGGCGTAAAGATTCTGTATGAGGATTAACCACAAACAGAGCGCAGCATTAACGCGGTTTGATAATACGTCAAA